GAAATATACAGACGGTGAGGATATAGTAAAGGATTTATTTGTGTTTTTTATTTATTATGGTATATTTAAAGAAAAAATTAATAAAAAAGATGAAAAGAAAAAGAAAAATATCAAAATACCCTGAACCAGAATTTCTTCCTCCTCCAGTAGTTACAAATGGGAATGAAATATGGAAGAAAGAATATGTCAGGCATGTCTTCTTTTTTTCTTTATTAGGGGCAACTGATTTACAAATAGCTCAGGTTTTTGGTGTTTCACCAAAAACCATTGAACTTTGGAAAAGAACAAAACCTGAGTTTATGCATTCCATGAAACAAGGGAAAATGATAGCAGACGGACAAGTCGTTCACTCTTTATATTTAGCGGCCATTGGGTATAGTCATAATGATGAAGTTATCATTCCAAACAAAGTAAAAATTTATGGGGAGAATGGAAAGGTAAAAAAGGAATATACAAAAATTATAAGAGTAAAAACGGTAAAAAATTATCCACCCAACGTAACAGCGGCAATTAAATGGTTGCAGGCACGTCAGCCAGATGTATGGGGTAAGAAATTGAAATTAGAAGGAACGGTTGAACATAATCATAAATTAGATTTGAGTGGATTTACAGAACAGGAATTGGAAGTGTTGAAAAAATTAAACCGTAAAAGTACAGGGGAAATTGAGGATATAGGTTATGAGGATGTATGAAACTGGTATAGAGGAAACAACTACCGGGTTAATGAGTGACCCGGTACTGGAGAAGTTAATGAAGAACCCTTTGTTAATTCAGAGGGAACTTAATGACCGTTCTCTTTACCAGTTTTTACGTTGGGCATGGCCTGAAATCAGTGGACAACCATTTGTGGATAATTGGCACATTAGGTTCTTATGCAAGGAGTTGGAGGAAGTAGCCCACAGGGTAGGTAACCGGCAACCAAAAAAGCATGATTTGTTGATTAACGTTCCACCCGGTTCTACAAAGACCATTATTTGCAGTATTGTCTTTCCCGTATGGTGTTGGACAAAATGGTTTTGGATGCGTTTTATTACAGCCTCTTACTCTTCAACACTTTCATTAGAGTCTGCCGAATATAGCCGTGACTTAATCAAATCAGCACGCTTTCAAGAGCTGTACCCGGAGCTGGGAATCAAGGCGGATAAAGATACGAAGGGAAACTTTAAAATTGTAAAAAAGACACAGTCACGTATAAGCAACCATAAGCATGGTGAAATATTAGGGGGTAACCGTTACAGTACCTCCGTTGGTGGCACGCTAACAGGGTTTCACGGTGATATTATTATATGGGATGACCCGATAAACCCGCAGCAAACGTTCTCAGACCTGCAATTAGAAATAGCTAACAAATGGATTGACCAAACGTTACCTACACGTAAAACAAATAAAAATGTGTCGGTAACGATAGGTATTATGCAAAGACTTCACCAAAATGATCCTTCAGGGCATTTACTTTCAAAAAATAAGGAAAACCTTCGACATTTAAGTCTCCCCGGTGAAATTCGGAACTTTCAGAAATATTTAAAACCACGTGGTTTAAAAAGGTATTATGTGGATGACCTGTTTGACGTAAACCGGTTAAGTTGGCATGTGTTACAGGAGTTAGAGATTGACTTGGGGCAGTATGGGTTTGCCGGACAGATTGGACAAAACCCAGCACCGGCTGGCGGTGGTATGTTCAAAACAGACCATTTTCAGATGACCAGCGAAATATTTCCAAAGAAAGAGTATGTACAAACTGTTAGGTATTGGGATAAGGCAGGTTCAGCAAAAGGAAAAGGGGCTTACACCACAGGTGTAAAAATAAGTAAACTGAAAAACGGAATGTTTTTGGTGGACGATGTTAAACGGGGGCGTTGGACATCGGATCAAAGGGAAAGAATTATTTTACAAACAGCAGAGGCAGATGGGCATGATGTGATAGTTGTGGTAGAACAAGAACCGGGGTCAGGTGGAATGGAGTCTGCACAAAACACTATACGCAATCTTGCAGGGTTTTTAGCTGAGGCAGATCGACCTTCAGGGGATAAGACAGTACGTGCAGACCCATTATCGGTACAGGTAAACAGTGGGAATGTGTTGTTAAGGGTAGCGGAGTGGAACGTTAAGTATAAGGAGGAGTTTGGGTTGTTTCCAAACAGTACGTACAAAGACCAAGTAGATGCAACTGCTGGTGGATTTAATTATTTGACACGTAAAAAAGAGGTTAAACGTATAACTTAATATTTTAAGATATGGGGGGTATAAGTAACACGTTTGAAAATGATTTTCTGAAAAATACCATTCAGAACTCTGACCATTATTATATAGGGGAGCTGGTTCGTGGTGAATCTAAAGTGCATACTATATTATGTGCGAAGTCAGAGGTACTCACTTTACTTTCTGTACCCTCTAATGTTAAAACAAATGTACAAGGTTTATCTGAATTACATACAGAAACAATAGGAAAATCTGAAACACATCCAATTATTAGTAAACAATCTAAATTAATGGTGTTATGAGTACAAGTGTGAATATTTACGACATACAGGATTTTCTTCGAATTGAGTTGTTTTATACAACTGAACTTGAAGATGAACCATCTTCAGTTAGTATTGCGTGGCAAGCACCAGATAAAACAGAAGGTGAATGGGTGGAACCTGATGTGGTTTATAACCACAGTACGAAAACAGCATATTATGATGTACCGAAAGATGAACCGTTGGAAGCAGGGACTTGGAATTTTCGGTTAGTTTTAGTTATGCCAGATGGTCGGGTATTACCCGGAGATGTTTATTCTCATAAAGTATTGAAAAAGTGGGCAGTAATAAAATAAGTAAAATAAAAGAGTATGGCACTGACAGAAACTACCAAATTTGGACTTACGTTCGGTCAAATATTGGCCGTAATGGGCATTGCAGGAGCATTAATTACCGTTTGGGTATCTTTGAATGTACGAATAGCACAAGCTGAAATTCGTATTGAACAACTTGAAAAAGCCAGACAGGAAAATATTAAAAGTATTGAACGTTTGCATCAGGAAAGTAGAGATGACTACAAAGCACTGAATGACAAGTTGGATAAAATACTTTATGAAATTCGTAATCATAAATAAAATGGACGAAGAAACTAACAGAAAGGAAAACCCAGTATCCTTACAGGCATTGGGTGAGTTGATAGGAAGGGTTTACCTTGCTGGTCAATTAGGCACAGATACATATGGTGGGAACCGGGATGTTTATAATGCTTTGGGTTATAAAAAGGAGTTGAGGTACATAGACTATTGGTCGAGGTACAAAAGACAAGATATAGCTAAAGCTGTTATTGATCGACCGGTTAAAGCATCGTGGAAAGGGGAAATTGAAGTAATTGAAACCATCGAGGAAAAGGAAACTGCTTTTGAGAAAAGCTGGTTGCAGATATACAATGACCTTAAATTAAAAAGTATTTTTATTCGTGCAGATAAACTTACTGGTATTGGAAGATACTCTGTTCTTTTGCTTGGTTTAAGTGATGTTACTAAAGAAGATGACTTTATCAAACCGGTAACTAAAAAGAATGGACTGAAATTATTGTATGTAAAACCAATATCAGAAATAAATGCGGATATTGGGGAGTTCGTAACAGACCCAACAGATGTGCGTTTTGGGTTACCTAAAACGTACAATTTAAAAACATCTGACGGGAGAAATACTAAATCAATAAGTGTTCATTACTCACGTATTGTGCATCTTGTTGAAGATTTGGGTGAAAATGAGGTATTTGGGACACCACGTTTGGAGTCGTTATATAATAGGCTTGTTGACTTGGAAAAACTAATCGGTGGTGATGCTGAAATGTTTTGGCGTGGTGCTCGTCCCGGTTATACTGGTGAGGTTGACCCTGATTATCAAATGTCAGAAAAAGCAAGAGCAGATTTACAAGAACAAATTGCTGAATTTGAAAATAATTTAAGACGTGTATTGGTTAATCAGGGCGTAAAATATAACGCATTGGCACAACAAATTGCAGACCCGATAAATCATGTGGATGTACAAATACAGATGATTTCAGCAGTAACCGGTATTCCAAAACGTATATTGACTGGTTCTGAACGTGGGGAACTTTCATCTGCACAGGACAAACTTGAATGGATCGCTTATGTAACTTCCAGAAGGGAGGAACAAAATGAACCAATGATCTTACGCCCGTTTATTGACAAGTGTATTGAAATAGGTGTACTTCCAAAACCAGCCAAACCATATACGATTGTATGGGATAAGTTGTTCAGTTTATCAGACAAAGAAAAAGTCGAGATGGGCAAAATAAGGGCAGAAGCACTGAAAGAGTACACAACGAATGGAATTACACAGGAGATTATACCTGTTGATACCTTTGCTGAATACTTTCTTGCATTTGATAAAACTCAAATAGCGGAGATAATGAGTAAAATTGATTTGGAAAGAATCCGTGAAACTGCTTTATCTTTGGTTGAAAAGGAGATAATGAAGGAAGGTAAACCGGCTGCCGGTGTCCCACCAGTTACAGAAAAAGATTAATTTTAAAAACATAAAGTTATGGCTAATTCAAAACAAGTTAAACCGTACAGTAATTACATTACCGTTGATACTAATCCGGGGGCAGGTGGTTACTGGACAGACCCGATAGGGGTTAGAAGTAATCCTGACATTGTTCGAGTACTTTACTTTAGTGTAAGGGAAGAAAGCACAGGAACTTCAGTCGCTGTTCCTACTTTGCAGTTTAAATGTGAAGGTGATACAAATTGGACTGATTACAGTAATAATGGCGATGCTTTTGTTATTGGGGATCGTGTACGTATTGATGATAATGGACCTCGTGTTCTTTACAGGGCTGGTATCAAACAAAACGGATTTACAAGTGGAAAAGTACGAATTGGTTTTGATTGGTAAGTATGGAATTAATACAGAACATAATAAAACCAGTTGCTCGTGGGGTAACGCAAATGGTTATACTTGGGTCAAAGTTGAAGCCTTTGATAGCGGAATTGACAGCTACCGGCAACGGTACGGGGGTCAGTACACTGCGATTTGAGGTTTCAGAGGAACAGGTTATCACTTTAGACGGGACGGCACGTTTCTACACGGATTCAGCAGGGACGACAGGGGAATCAACGTCGTGGACTGTCACGCCGGGGGCATTACGAACAATATATCTTCGTGCGCCATCTGGTACGTCTTATATGAGGATTCCGAGGCCGGGGAGGGTGATTAATTGGGGCAATACAAATACAGATGGATGGACAAGCGGGACTAATGCGGCGAGGATTACGATTACACCGGCTAAGTTGGGGTTGATTAATCTTAGGATTACGGGTAATAGCGTGATTGTTGGGGCTTTGCCGGAAAATATGACAGGAACATTGAGATTAGAGGGGTCAGCTATTTCTTGGACACATACAGGTGCATTACCACAGGGAATTACAGGGCAGTTATATCTTTCAAGTTCAAATATATTTTGGACGTATAATGGTCCATTTCCATCAGGCGTAAGCGCGCAGCTAGTAATCGAGGGTTCAAATATATTTTGGACGCATAATGGCCCATTACCATCGGGTGCGTCAATAATATTACAGCTCAACGGATCGAACATTAATTGGACATATAATCAAATACATGGCACGACCAACTTTTCAACTTTCAACCTCGCAAATTTCCGCATCTCCAAAATGAGCAGCGCCGACATGGTTATACTTTTGGATTCCATGCGCACAAAAACAGGGACATTCCCTGCCACTGTCACGATAAATGACTACGCTGATTACCTTAATCCTCCGCAAGAGGTTATAGATGCTGTGGCTGCATTGAAAGCAGCCAAATCAATTACAACCGTAAACTTAGGAGCCTAATGAAACAGATATTAAGTATACAAAACACGCTAATAGTCTCAGATATTGAGGCTGTTGTATTGGCACATCCAACTACTGTATTTACAGATGACAATGTGCAGGTAGAACTATTTGCAGATGAACTATACACGCAAGGGTTGAACACGGATCATGTTGATAGCACGTTAAATCAGTTGGCAGACATTGAACCTGTTATTACGGTGGTATCATTAGGAGATTCACCCCGCACAACTGCCAGTGATGAAGCCGTTTCGAAACTTGTTGCAAAAAACACAATCATAATCACACCGGAACCATGAAGAAAGTAAAGATTAACAAGGGCAAATGTGCAGTCATTGAAAGAAATGGCAAATTGATAGCTGTTAAGGAGGCGAAACACAACCTTCTGATTGAATGTCCTGATGATATTACCGTCACTGATAAAACCAAAAGTAAGCTAAATAAGGCTGAAAATGACAAACTGAAATAGGTTCACCTTGGGGATAATATGAAACAAAATATTATGTAAATTATGTGTGAAATTTGCGAAAATACAATTACAGTAAATGCGGCTACCGTTAGTAAACAGTATGATCCGACACGTACCACAACGTTGCGTAATATGATGGTTCGTGAAAGTAATCGTAGGTTTGATATTATATCAGGGGAGATGGCAAAAGCTGTATTTATTGATGATGTATTCGGGTTAACACTGGAAGTATTACAAACACCCGGTAAAAATGCTTATGCTTATATGGGTAATCCGCAGAAAATCAATGAATTTTTAAAATGGTTGGAGGATTTAATAAATCGTGATATTATTGAGGTTTGGGGAATACCGGATACCGCTACAAGAAGGAATTGGTTGTATAAGTACCTGTTGACAGCATATCAAAGGGGTGTTGTAAGGGCAAGGGAGGAATTACGGAAGGCAGGGTATAATGTACCTACCATTGTAGCATCAGGTGGATTGGCAACGGTAATGTCTGCCCCTATTCATTTAGATACTATTGCATTGATGTACACACGAACATTCAATGAATTGGTAGGTGTGACAAACCAAATGAAACAGGTAATTTCCAGAATATTGGCTGAAGGATTAATGAGTGGAACAAATCCACGTGTATTAGCAAGAGAATTAGTCGCAGCAATAAATGGAAAAGGTATTGGTGATTTAGGGATATTTGATCGTTTAGGTAGGTTCATTCCTGCTAAAAGGAGAGCGGAGATAATTGCACGTACAGAAATTATAAGGGCGCATCATTATGCAAATATAATGGAGTACAAAACATGGGGTGTTTATGGTGTGTCTGTAATGGCAGAATTTCAGACAGCCGGAGATAACCGTGTATGTTCTGAATGTGAGGGTTTGAATGGACAAATATTTACATTGGATGAAATACTTCCGATGATTCCTGTCCACCCTCAATGTAGATGTATAGCGTTACCAATCGTAAAACCAAAAACATCATGAAGCTTCCGTGGTACATAAAAAATAAAGGAATGTATTGTGAGAGTGGCAAAATTTATGTAAAAATACAAATATCCAAAATTTATATTGTATATTTGTATATATTTACTATTTTTAACATTGTTTTAAAACGTCTGGCATGGAAATAGTTTTGGTTTATTCACAAATTGCACAGGAGGCTCAGACATACACTCCTGTACAAAAAACATGGCAAGGACGTGAATACCTTGTTGTTCCTGTTGTTATGATGGTAGAAGGTGTTCATAATGGTAGTAGAGGACCTATTCTTCATAAAGCAACTGAATTAGAAAAAACAGTTTCAAAATGGGATGGTGTAACAGTAACAATTTCCCACCCACAAATAAACGGTACGTTTGTTTCGGCAAATTCTGAACAAGTACAAAATGATTGGGGAGTAGGCCATGTAATGAATGCCTATATGGATGGTGTGCGGTTAAAAGCTGAAGCATGGTTGGATGTACAAAAATTAATTGCAATATCCCCTGAAACACTTGCGGCAGTACAATCCGGTAAAATTCTTGAAGTAAGTGTTGGTGTTTATAGTGAGGAAGAAGAAAACCCCGGAATTTGGAATGGAGAAGAATATACCTCAATATCGTTCAATTACACACCTGATCATCTCGCTCTTTTGCCCGGAGAGATTGGTGCTTGTAGTGTAACGGATGGTTGTGGGGTAAGAGTGAATACATCAAACAAAAAGGAAGGAGGTGAAAATGTGAATATTTCAGTTGAAAAAGTAAACAGGGCGTTAGAATTAAACTTTGGTTTCATACCAATGGTTAATGCCGAGGGTTTACGTGAAACAATAGAAAAAGTACGGGAAAGCCTTTACATGAAAGACTCTCCAACGTCTGAGTATTATTTGGAAGAGGTGTATGCCGATCATGCCATTTATACAAAAGTTGATTTTGTGGTGGAGGATGAAACTAAAGGTTACCGAAAACGTACAGGTGAACAGTTATACAAACAATCTTATTCATTACAAGATGGAAAAGTTGTTTGGGGGGATCAGACACAGAAAGTTGTCCGTAAAATTAGTTATGTTAATGTAAATAAAGAGGAGGTAAAAAAGATGTGTGAACCTTGTAAAGAAAAGGTAAATGCGTTGATTGCAAATGCAAATACGCATTATACCGAAAGTGACCGTGAATGGCTGGAAGCATTGTCTGAGGATAAACTCGACAAAATGATTCCAAAAGTTGTAAAGGTCAATGTGGATACTCCGGTGACACAGGAAAAAGCATTGGAGGTGTTGGGAATTGCAAAAGAACAGTATGAAAAAGGACTGGAAATTTACAACAACCGGCGCAAAGAAGTGATCACGAACATTATTGCCAATACCGAACAGGGTGTTTGGACAGAGGAAGTTTTGAACACAATGAAACTCGATGTTCTGGAGAAACTGGAAAAAACGGCAACCACTAAAAAAGCTGGAACAGTTTACGTTGGTGGTGGTGCTGGTGTATCAGGTGGACAGGCAACAATCGCACCGATGCCTCTTCCCGGAGTTGAATTTGAACAAAAGTAAGTAAAGGAGGTTTTTTGTTATGATTAAGAAAACTATTAAACTGAAAAAGTACTTGGATGTAATCGAAGAGTATCAGGCAACTGCTGTTGCTATTACTCCCGGTGCTTTGCTGGAATTGACCAGTGATGACTTGGTTCAGGCACACTCCAGCGATGGAGGTTTGGTGCTGCCAATGTTTGCCCTTGAAGATGAACTTCAGGGAAAGGAAATCAACGACAATTATGTTGCCAACGACAAAGTACAGGTTTGGGTTGCTGTTCGTGGTGAAATTGTCAATGCTCTTATTGCCGAAAATGAAGTTGTTACAGTTGGTGACTTTTTGGTTTCCAATGGTGATGGGACTCTTCGTGTTCTTGGTTCCACCGACACCGGTACTATTGTTGGACAGGCTGTTGAAGCCATTGACATGACCGATTCTGAGGAAGCTGCGATTGGCCGTTGTGCTGTTCGAATTTTTTAAACAATGAAAGGAGGATACAATTATGTATGAAGTAAATGTTGATTTAATGAACGGTTCCGGAGGTGTTGGCCCTGTTGCAGAACATTTGATGGCGAACCGTAAATTGGACATGGGCATGATGCGTCCGTTTATGGATATCGATCCAACGGACGGCCAATTAAAAACGTTTGCCTCGATTTTTATCGGTGGCAACCCGAAAAACCCGGCCAATTACAAAACAATCCCTCTTCAGACCAATGGCACGCTGAGAAGGGAAGAGTGGAAAGCGTTGGATGATGCCGTAATGACGATTGCCCGTGAAAGGCTTGTTGGTATCAATGACCTTGTCTCTCGTGGTTTGGTTTACAATCTTGGCAATCCGATGGGCACAACCATTCTGGAATGGCATGATGTAGGTGAATCTATGGAGGCAGTTGTTACGATGGATGGTGTTACCCGTGGAAAGGGTGACAGGCCTCAGTTCCGTCATAACTACATACCGATCCCCATAATCCACGTTGATTATGAGATCAATGCAAGGGTATTGGCTGCCAGCCGTAACATGGGCAACCCGTTGGATGTTACCTCTGCTGAACACGCTGCTCGCCGTGTCGCCGAAAAACTGGAGGATATGCTTTTCACTGATACCAGCTATGCCTTTGGTGAGTTGGACAGCCGTGGAAGGAACAAAATTTACAGTTATGTGAATTTCCCTGACAGGAACCCGGTTACAATGACCTTGAATTGGGATGATTCCAGCAAAACAGGCAAACAGATTGTTGACGATGTGTTGAAGATGAAACAGGCTTCAATCGATGCTCGCCATTATGGACCTGTATGGGTTCTGTACATTCCAACTGCTTACGAAACTCTGCTTGACTCAGACTACGATGCAACAACTCCCGGTACAACTATCCGTGAAAGGATTTTGAAAATTGCCGGTATTTCTCAAATTACCGTTGTTGACAGGTTGGCTGCGAACAATGTACTGCTTGTTGAAATGCGTTCTGACAACGTTCGTTTGATCGAAGGTATCGGTCTGCAAAACGTTGAGTGGGAAACTGAAGGTCGTTTCATCACGAAGTACAAAGTACTGACCATTCGTGTGCCACAGCTGCGTTCTGATCAGGATGGAAAATGCGGTATTGTTCACCTTGCCCCGGCAACACCGTAATTACTGAAAAGCAAATCACTAATCAAGTGAAAACTTTTTTAATCAAAAAACAGTAATAAAATGGCAAAAAGAGTAAGAAAAAATGCAGACAACGTGGACGTACAAGACAATGTAAACGTTGTTACTGAACCGGCACCTGAACTGATCACCTTTAAGAAGGTTGGCGGCGGTGCTTTCAGGTTCGAAAACCGCATAATTAAACCCGGACAGGTCTTCAAAGCAACATGGGAGCAAATACCAAAGGCTTTTCATAATTTGTTTGAGGTTGTTGCGGACACAAAAAATGCTATTGTGCTTGGAAATCAGGTAAAGAAAAAACCTGAACCGGAAAAGTACGTAAAATCAGAATTCACCATTCAAGAAATTGAAGGTGAGGAAACTGTGAACATAGTGGACAGTCAGGGTAAAGTTATCAATGACGAACCACTGGAAAAGGAAGAGGCAGAAAAATTGATCAAATCTATGTAAAAATGGTCTGGTCGGTTCCAAAAATATGGAAAGGAGGGGATGTGTGGATACTTGGGGGTGGTCCTTCGGTAATTCAACAATTCTATATGCCATCTGATATCGTATCACAAGTGTTAGAGGGGAAACTCCCTGTATCCGCATACTCTCCTTACATGGAACCTATCCATAAAAAACACGTGATAGGGGTTAATGCTGCCTTTGAAATTGGAACATGGATTGATATGGTCGTATTCGGGGATAGCAAGTACTTTGTAAATCATCGTAAAAAAATGGCATTGTTTCCCGGATTACGGGTAGGATGCACACCGGCAGCACGTACCGCATCATGGGCAAAGGAATTAGATAGGGATGGTAAAAAACCGTATGGGTTGACAATGAACCCAACAAAGGTGAGTTGGAATGGAAATAGTGGAAGTGCGGCTATAAACGTTGCTGTACATACAGGGGCAAAGCGTATTTTCCTACTTGGTTTTGATATGAAATTAGCAGGCGGGGAAAAACATTGGCACCGTGTTTATAGCAAGGGCAAACCTATCAAAAGAGTGGGCATACAGCTTCCATTTCCAAAACATTTAGTTGGGTTTCCAGCAATTAAGGAGGATGCTGATAAGTTAGGGGTACAAATATTCAATGTATGCCCTGACAGTGCGATAAAGGAATTTCCTAAATTGACATTAAAAGAGGCTTTATTATTATGAAAGTAGGAATTTGTGCCATAATAAAGGATTGTAAGCCCGTTTATTTAAAAGAATGGGTTGATTGGCATACTTTAATAGGTGTGGATTACTTTTTCATATATGACAATGAATCGCAAATTCCTATCTCAGAAACTTTACAATCATACCCGAATGTATTTGTGAAGTTATGGGAAGGCAAGGTGCAACAAACAGCAGCCTACAATCATTGCATCTATGAACAAAAACATAGTTTAAAACCTGTTTGTGATTGGGTTGCATTTATTGATGATGATGAATTTATTGTACTGGAAAAAGGTGAAACAATACAGGAATTTTTAAAAGACAAAAAATCTTCCGGTGTTGTTCTTAATTGGTGTACGTTTGGTGCGGAGGAGGAAAACAAATCAGTATCCCAAATTGACCGTTACACAAAGTGTGTCCCATTAACGCATTCTCAAAACAAGTATGTAAAATCAATCGTACAACCAAAAACAGTATTAAAATTTAATGACCCTCATTTTCCTGTTTATGTAAAAGGAAATGGGGTTGATATTAAAGGCAATGTTGTTCGTGGAAGTACTATTAATAAACCTTATCGTCAAATTGCGTGGATAAATCATTACTATTGCAGGTCATTAGAAGATTATCACGAAAAAATAAAAAGGGGATTAGCACATCCTATCATTGAGGGAAAAGTATACAAAACTACCTATGATATGTCTTATTTTAATTTAACGAATGATTATGCGACAGATACGAATACGACAATAATTGAACTTAAAAAACAGTATATGGGGGTTAAGAAAAAATTGTCTGTTATGGAAATGCGTCCTGAAAAGGTTGCTGTATTTCTAAAACAGTTAATAACATATATTTCAATCAATATTAAATTACATGAAGCTAAGATGGTTGAAATAGGATCATTTACAGGTGAATCAACTGTTATTTTTGCTGAAAAATTTGGACGTGTAATTGCTATTGATCCTTTTGTGTTTTACACTGAAAAGTATGGTGACCGTGTATTGGACAGTTACGGTCAAGAATTGTGGGATAATATAGAAGAAAGGTTTAAAGAACGCATAATACCATACGGTAATATTACCCATTTAAAGATGTATTCTGATGATGCTTGTAAAGAAATTAAAGAACAGGTTGATTTTGTGTACATTGACGGGTTGCACACATACGAACAATGTAAAAAGGATATAGAAAATTATCTTCCATTGGTTCGTAAAGGTGGTTACATTGGTGGGCATGATTATTCAAATGCTTGGCCGGGAGTTAAAAAAGCAGTAAATGAAATGTTTGGAAAACCAGATCATGTATTTGGTGGGGATGGTAATTGGGTTGTAAGAGTGAGATAGTATGATAACATTAATAACACCAACAGGAGGTCGTCCAAAACAGATACGGTTGTGTGCTGAATGGATGAGAAGGCAAACCTACACAGGTGATGTTTTGTGGGTGATTGTTGATGATTGTTCACCTACCACAACAGAGTTTATTAAAGGTGATTTTCGTGAAAACTGGACGATTGTAAAAGTATATCCTGAACCAAAATGGAGGGAAGGACAAAATACACAATCTCGTAATTTATTAGCTGGTGTAAATGTTGTTAAAAAATATGAAAATATTTCGGCAATATTTATTATTGAGGATGATGATTACTATTCTCCAGAGTATTTACAGGAAATGGTGAATAAATTGGATGGTCACGTTGCAGCAGCACAAACTAATACGGTATATTTCAATTTACAATCGTTTACACTGAAAAGACATACAAATACCAAGCACGGTAGTTTATTTCAAACTGGTTTTACATTTGATGTTTTACCTGTATTTGAAAATGCGACAAAAAGGAATGTACAGTTTATAGATATTCAATTTTGGAAATTGCTCAAAAATAAGCCCGTAAACCTGTTTACCGTACAAAATAACCTTGCAGTAGGAATAAAGGCCATGCAGGGCAGGAAAGGCATAGGAAACGGGCATATAACACGGTCAGTAAATACCAATAAAGTACAAGGGTTTTTATCATTGAAAAAATTAATCGGTAAAGATTATTTACATTACATATGATGACAAAAGAACACATACCGCCAATTTTGATTACCGGTGTTGAACGTTCCGGAAGTACATTAATTGCACGTATTTTAGATATGTGTGGTGTATGGAGTGGTTACTGTAACCGTATGTATGAAAATAAACGTTTACAGACAATATACCCGGTAATGACGGACTTTTTATTTCCTAAAACAGAAATGGTACTTCCTTTCGGTTTTAAAGAAATGGTAGCAGATGTGTTAGAAAAAGAAGGGCATAAAGGACAAAAATGGATGGTCAAAGGAAGCAAAATAACGCAATACTGGCCTTTATGGAATTTTATTTACCCTGATGCAAAATGGGTTTTAATTAGAAGGCGTACCGGGGATGTAATACAAAGTTGTATTAAAACCGGGTATATGAGGACTTTTAAAGACAAAGAAAATTTAACCGCTTTAGGGTTTGAAAAAGAAGAGGATGGCTGGTTATGGTGGGTACACCAGTATGAAAAAAAGTTTGTTGAAATGACACAAAGTGGGTTAAATTGTCGAATAATTTGGCCGGATAGGATGGCAATAGGAGATTTTGAACAAATTAAAGAGACCTTAGATTGGTTAGAAGTAAATTGGAATAATAAAATACCGGAAGTGATTTTACCACTTTTGGAAAAAGGTAGGAGGATGGAACAATGTCAAGAGTAATTGCAGATGATGTTATTGCGATATTGGATGATACTACGGTAGATGAGGATATCATTGAAACGTATATCATAAGTGCTAATATCTTTGTGAACGCACATTTAACAGGAAAAGGGTTAAATGAGAGTTTGCTTAAAGAAATTGAGCGATGGATGACAGCGCACATGATTGCCAGTACGAGGGAACGACAAATTAAAAAGGCCGGTGCTGGTGGTGCTGAAGTTGAGTACACAGGGTATTGGAGTACTGGACTAAATGGGACATCGTATGGGCAAATGTGTGTTGCATTGGATACGAGTAAAACGTTGGAGGCTATGGCTCAAGGTAAATTACCTGCATGGTCGAAAGCTGTTCCAACGCCTAAAAATTAAAATGTATTGAAATGGCTAAAGGTATCGAAAAAGTTGTTGCGAAGTTTTGTGTGCAAACCGCCGTATATTGGGGGAATCCACAAAATGATGGATATGGTGGCCATACATATGACACACCGATAGAGATAAAGTGTCGTTGGGAGGATAAGAATGAAGTTGATTTTGGCTGGTTTTCAAGTGGGTTTCCCGGAAACATACGCTTGAGTAAATCTTCTTTACTTGTTACGCAAGATTTACAAGAAAAAGGTTATCTTTGGTTGGGTACATTACAACAGTTAAATTCACTATACTCAGATATCACGCAACCAGAGGTTGTTCGTGGTGCATATATGATACACCGTTTTGATAAAATACCGATGGTATTTAAAACGGATGAGTTTGTTAGAAGAGTTTGGTTATACGATCAAGGCAAATAAAATGATTAAAGCTGGGGCAAAAATACAATATTTCTCAAATGGGATTGCACGTATGAATACACGTGCAGGGGTTAAATCCCGTTTAGCTGGTGTAAGTCAGGCCAAAGATCAATTAGAAAATGCTGTATCCTCGGCGATTGCCGATGCCGCTAAAAATAGTGGTGTTGCTGATGTTTTGGTGAACAGTGCAAAAGCAGACACTGTTCGTGTTTTTAATGCGGTTATGGTACAAATTCAAGGTGGTTTATTACAGATTGGGTCGGTAATAAGAAATAATATGGACAAATCCCCACCTTTGATACCTGTAGATACAGGGGCGTTAAGACAGGCATTTAAAATAATGCCGATACATTTTGGTTCACCACAACCAAAAGTTTTATTAGGTTGGCCGGATAATAAAATAAAAAGGACAGATCCTGATACCGGTGAAACTAAAATAGTAGATATGTATGCAGCGTTTGTGCATGAAATGACTACACCACCGTATGGTCCGGTCAATTGGTCAAGGCCACAGTCAGGGGCAAAATTCTTTGAAGCAGCTATAAAAAATGCTGTTCCTATGATACCCGGTATAATGGCGGCGCATATAAAGAAAGGAGGACTTATATGAAATCTTGTTCTGAAGATATACGTGATATCTTAAAAAATGTATTGTTTGAAGATAGCTCCTCAAGTATAGCTTATCTATTCGAATTTATGGTTGGTAAAGAACCAGATGAACCTATTAATGTGGTTTCTTTATTTGATACAGTTGGTTTTCCGACACCTTTAACATTTAATAAGGATGAACAATATAATTACCCGTCTGTTCAAGTACGTGTTCGTGCGTATGATTATGTCACCGGGTATAGGTTAGCTAATGAAATAAAAGAGGCATTACATGGCCGGGCACATGAGACATGGAATGACACCTTTTATAGTCTGATTTATTGTGTGAATGGGCCTTTCTTGTTGGATTTTGACAAGAACCAAAGACCACGATTTGTTTTAAACTTTAATATTCAAAGGAGGTAAATTTTATGGGAAGTTTAGCTATCTCAGGATTAGGAACCAAATTTCGCAGATGGAGTGGTGCAGCATGGGAAGACCTTGCTGAAATCAGCTCTATTTCTGGGCCTACCATGACAAGAGAATTTATTGACGTTACGTCATTAGATTCGACAGGTGGGTACAGGGAATTTATTGCGGGATTTCGTGATGGTGGAACAGTAAGTTTAACAATGAACTTTACTCGTGCCACATATGATATGATGAAAGATGATTTTGAAGATGATACTTCAAAATTCTATGAAATTGTCCTTCCAGACAAAAATGAAGACGGTGATTTTATCAATACTTCATTTGAGTTTGAAGGACTTGTAACTGAATTACCACTTGAAATTCCAACTGATGATAAGGTAACTGCAAACGTTACTATTAAAGTCAATGGAAAAGTAACGGTGAATTCAGGTTCTGCTACTGCTGAACCGTCTTAATTGATTGGTTGAATTTTGCTAATCAAGCATTGTTTTAAAAAAGAGTAATCATTTAATTTAATCAAAAATGGAAAATGTATTATTGACAAGAGAGGCATTATTGGTAAAACAGGACTTAAAAAAGGTAAAAGTAGAGTTGCCAATGGGGTATGTGTATGTGAGGGAAATGACCGCAGCAGAAAAAAATGATTTTGAAATGATGTTGTTAAAAACAACAAGAACAGGAAATCCAAAAAACCCGGTTGCGTACGAGTCCTCATTGGAAAATTACAGAACAAAACTATTGGTTTGTACCGTATGTGATGAAGAAGGAAAATTATTATTCACCAAAAAAGACGTCTCTTTGCTTTCACAAAATATGAGCGCAAGCACAATGGAGAAAATAGCAGATGAGGCATCTAAATTAAATGCCATCACAAAAGAGGACAGGGAGGAGATGTTAAAAAACTCAGAAACAGACCAGGAAGACGGTTCCAATTCCAGCTCTGTTTAGAATTAGGAGTAATTCATCCTGATTATTTGTTGGAACAACTAACGGCAACACAATTAGC